TCCCTACACCGAATCAAACAAGATGGAGATAGTTCATGCTATGCGTTTACGAATGGTCAGCAATCCTGACTTCAACGACAAAAACATTTGGGGAGCAATCCTCTACCAAGACACAGTTGCACGTGGAATGGTTCCCATCCTTCGTGAGAAAGGTATCTCGCCTTTTCTCAAAGTAGATAATGGATGTGAAGAGAACGGAACACTCAAGCCGTTTAGCGTATCAGAAATGTGTGCATATGCAAGGGCGAATGGTTGTGTGGGCACTAAGATGAGATCAATTGTTAAATCGATTGATATGATCCCTGAAGTTGTTAAGCAGCAGTTCACACTGGCTCAAGCGATTGCGTATGAAGGATTGATTCCTATTGTTGAGCCTGAGATCAATATTGATCGTCCCGATAAAGCTCTCCTGGAAGCAGCTCTCAAGCAAGAGCTGGCTAAAAATCTTTCAGTTTTTGATAAAGGGCTTATTCTGAAGTTGACTATCCCTGAAGAAAAAAACCAGTACTTGTCTCTGATGATGTATAATAACGTCCAGAAGATAGTGGGTCTATCGGGAGGATACAGTACTGCAGAGGCATGCGAAAGGCTTTCCAAACACTCGGACATGAGCGCCAGCTTTAGCAGAGCATTATCAGAGGGTCTGTACGCTCATCAAACAACAGAAGAATTCAATGAGCAGATTAGCAAGAATATTAATATGATAACGAAAGCAAGTTCATGAAACTAAAAAGTAAAATATATTTTGACTATGCTGATATTCTTACAATGTGTCAGAACTTGGAGTATGATGTTTCTAAGTTTAAGCCTGATATGATTGTGGGTATTACTCGTGGGGGGTTGCTACCAGCTCTCCACTTATCTCATGCATTAGAACGCCCGATGGAAACTGTAATGTGGCAGACGCGGGAAGAATCTAAACAAGAATACTCTGACCAGATTCAAGTTGCAATTGATACGGGTAAGCATATTGTCTTTGTTGATGATATCAATGATACTGGTCGTACATTCAGAGAGGTGTCAAAAGCATATCACTGTGAGCGACCTAATGTGATGTTTGCATCTCTGGTACAGAAAGTAGAAACAACATATCCCAATGCGATTGCAGCGTTGACTATTAGTGATAAAAGGTGGATAATATTCCCATGGGAAAAGGATTAATTATGACAGATTATGATAAAGAAACTCCAATCTCGATGATTGTAAAAGATCGGATGGATGAGGCTGGAGCTCGCTATTGGGCTAACGATAACATCTCAGAGTTTATCTCTGAAGATGAGAAGTGGGACTTGATTGATGAGTTGGAAGAGAAGTTCCGTGGTGTTCTAAGCTCTTTGGTTATTGATCAATCAGAAGATCCTAACTCTATGGGTACAGCTCGTCGTCTGGCGAAGATGTATATTAATGAGACTATGTCTGGTCGCTATGACGCTCAGCCTCCTGTAACTGCATTTCCTAACGATGATGCTGATACACGTTATGGTGGTATGATTGTTGTACGCTCAGAGATCAAGTCTATGTGTTCACATCACCACCAGCCAGTATCTGGTGTAGCTTATATCGGCTTGCTACCAGGTGTTAAAGTGATTGGCTTGTCTAAGTACACTCGTATCGCTCAGCACTGCGCACGTCGTGGTACTCTACAAGAAGAGCTGACTATGGATATTGCTAATGAGATTGTAAGTCATACAGGATCTAAAGATGTAGCTGTATACATTCAAGGGACACATGGCTGTTGTGAGAACCGTGGCATTATGGCTCACAGCTCACTGACTCAGACTTGTGAGTTACGTGGACAATTCTTCAATCCATCAGTCAAGAATGAATTCTTAGACTATATTAAAATGCAACAACAATTCGCAGGGAATCGTGTATAATGGAAATTATCCTAATTTGGTTTATGACAATCATGGGAATCAATCAAGAACTAGCCGATCGTACAGGTCAGATTGAATCCTTACAAGCGCATCAATCTGAGCGCGAAGGTCAGATTGAATCCTTACAAGCGCAGCTTTTGGAGCTACAGGTGTTTAGTGCAGCTACTGCGGCACGATCTAACACAATTGATAAAGCCCATGAGGGTTCAATTAATAAGATCATTGATGTCATTCAGACAGAAGTTTTTGACCAACCAGCAGATTAACTGTTGACTTATGTTTAACTCTAGTATATAACTATTATATCAAATGGAGAAACTACATGATGACTAACTTTGAAAAAGAATCTGCAATAGTTGACTCAGATATGAAAGAGTGGGCGAAGGAACACGGCCTTACGATTAACGGCCTTACGATTATTCTATATGCTATGGATCGTGGTTGGTTGCAAACAAACTTTACTGGTCTGGAGATGCCCCATGAAGAATACTAAGATCAAAGAGCAGCAACAGCTCGAATTCTACACTGCTATTCAAGTAATGGACCGCGACGAGACAGAGCAGTATTGCAAAGCTCTTATTGAGAATGCTCGTGCACCCAATTATACACTAATCAACCAGTTGTCTTCTATGAAGAAAGATCGTATGATTCTTGCTATGAATAACTTTATTATGAAAGGCCAGGGTTATGGCGTATAAGTTCTACTTCCTTACAATGAGGAATAAGAAGTTTCGGGTACCTGAAGGCAAAGTCTTCTGTAAGTTTGGCATCACTCATCAGTCTGATGTTCTGCGTCGATTTGATCCAGATGTAGATGATGGTTATGTTAAGAGTCAGAAGTATCTTGATTGGGATATTAAAGCTGACTTCTCTATGTTCTTTGATACTAAAGAACAAGCTGAAGCTGTCGAACAACATTGGTTGACAGAGAAGTTTCCTAACCCAGGTTCTACAAAGGTATGGGTAGAGAAAGTGCTTGACTGTCCTGCGATGGACTATTATACTGAGGCTACTGGTATTACAGAACTCCGTTTATTGTCTGAGAAGCAGCGTAAGTGGGTATTGTGGCAACTATATACAATGAAGGAAGAAGCTCTTGTTAAAGAAAACGTTTAATCAAATATGGGTAACATTCCGTAAGGAGGGTGTTCATCTGTATCCTGCGGCGAAAGATGATCCTAAACTTGCTACTGGCGAGTGGGATGATGTTAGCTTTCTAGGATATGCTCATCGTCATATGTTTCACTTCCGTGTAGGTATTGATGTGTTCCACGACGATCGGGACATTGAGTTCATTCAGTTCAAGCGTTGGCTTGAGTCATTGTATGCAGCTGATATCCTATCTCTTGATCACCGCTCATGTGAGATGATTTCTGATGAGCTAGCTACTAAGATTAATGCTCAGTATCCTGACCGTAAGATTGAGATTGAAGTGTCAGAAGATGGTGAGAATGGTTCTATTTCGCGTTACGAATAGTTATAAATACCCCTAAATGGGAACCCTGAAGGACACAACAATGAAAACATTTAAGCAAATGCTACCAGAAATGACAGACATGCAAAAAGCTCACGAGCGTTTGAAAAAAATGAAAAAGGGTTCAGAAGTATCCTTTACCCATGCCACTACTGGTAAAAAAGTAACTGGCACCTATGCTGGTCTAAAACGTATGGGCGCTCGTTCTTATGCTCACGTTAACCACGCAGACGGCTCAACTAGGGTTCCTGTTCACCAAATTCACTAATTGAAAATGTTTTATGATGATTTACACCAATGGGTGTTCCCATACGCGCGGTAACGCGGTTTGTCTTGATAACTATAACGATGCTTGGCCATATCTTTTGGCCAAGCATTTTGAATGTGAACTAGACAATCAATCTACATCGGGACTATCCAACGATGCTATTATTGAACGCACAATGGAAGTCATCTTAGGTTCAGCCATCCCTCCAGATAAGGTCTTCATTCAATTTACTTTGTTGGATAGGTTTGACACTGCAAGCGTAACTCACCTCCCCAGATCCCAAGTCGAAGCTGAAAAGTATGAAGACAGCCACACGCGGTTTGGATCAAAATATAACAATTTCTATAGGGATATGTTTCCTAGAACAAAAGAAATTGATACCAAACTTTCACACAAATTATTAAACCAAATGTACTTGATGCAATGCTTTCTGATTGAACATGGCATTTCAGACTATCGATTTATAGTGTGGTCTGCTGTGGATGTTAACTATCCAACTTACAAGCATGTGGATAAGACAAAGGTAATATTCAACGGCTTTAACAGACTACTGTCTGACTTTGAGCTATGCAAAACGCCCGATCCAAAGCGTGGGGGAATGCCCGATGGACACTTTGGATCTGACGCTCATAGACAAATAGCCGATTGGTTTATTAATGAATATTATGTTGACAACACCGATGAAAAGGACTATACTTTTATAGACCACCTTTATTAATGGAGACACCATGACTGAATTCTGCCATATTACGCCTACAGCGTATCTTGATCTGTTTGCGACAGGTCGTATGAGCCATCTAGTATTGGCTCATCTCATCGAGCAAGATGATGAGTATACTGACTACTATGCAAACACTCCCCGACATCTAGATAGTATCCTCATTATGGATAACTCTGCGTTTGAAATGTACAAACAGGGTAAGCCAATGTATCCATCTAGCAAGTTGTTGGATATGGCGGAGAAAGTCTCTGCCAACTACATTGTGATGTCCGACTATCCCAACGAGCCTGCTAGAAAGACTATCGAAGCTGCTATTGAGTTAGCTCCTATCTATCACGATGCTGGTTATGGCACGTTCTTTGTACCTCAGGCTGAGATTGGTGATATTGAAGGTGTTATCGAGTCGTTCCGTTGGGCAGCAGCTGCTCCAGAAGTTGATTACATTGGTATCTCTATTCTCACAGCACCTAATATGTTTGGTGTCGAGTCTGGTAATAACTTACAACGCTTCTTGTCTCGTTGGAAGTTGATGCAAATGCTTACTGATGAAGGTATCATCGATCTTATTAAAGAAAATGGTAAGCTGATTCACTTCCTAGGAATGGTTGATGGACCTAATGAGATCGAGCTTGTCCGTCCATGGCTGTGGGCTATCGATACTTGGGACAGCTCGGCGGCTGTTTGGGCTGCCTTTTGTGATATTGAATTTGATGATTCTCCAACAGGATTGATTAATGGTAAGAATGAGATCGAAGTTGACTTCTCTCATAAAGGTGCTACAATACCTCAGATTGCTAAGGCATTCCGGAACATGAGAACTATTGATAATCTAACAGACTTGGAGCCTGAATATGACTACTAGATATAAGTATCATGAAGACCAAGCCATAGAAGCTTTGCAGACCTACGTTGATGGAACATATGGTCAGCACTACGTAGGTGATGGTGATGTTCAGACTGTAGACTTCTGGCGTTCGTTAGGTTCGTTGGAAACTACAGCTCGAGATACTGCTATTAAGTATCTTGCTAGATATGGTAAGAAGGGTGGGAAGAATCGCAAGGACATTCTCAAGACTATGCACTATTGCGTCTTAATGTTATATGCTCTAGATCTTGAAGAAGCAGAACTTAGGCAAGATAGGGCAGTTGAAATTAATGGTAAGTGGGAGACTGTAACAAATGTCAATGATTAATATTGCAAGTAAGCTGAATCGTTCTAGCTTGACTGCAATTCAAGATGGAGATGTTCAACCGAATGCTGTAGATCTTCGTGTAGGTAAGATCTATAAGATTAAAACGGGCGAATTTCTTATTGATGAGAACCAGAAAGTTCATCGTGGATCTGAAGAAATGCATGTGGGATCTGACGGTTACTATCGCCTCCAGAAAGGTGACTATGAAGTAGTTATGGAGAATAAAGTGACCGTTGCAAGTGGTGAAGCAGGTTGGGTGATCACGCGGTCTACTCTTAACCGCAATGGGGTATTCCTTACTTCTGGATTATATGATGCTGGATACTCTGGTGTGATGGCTGGTGTTATGCATGTGGGCGTAGGTCAAATGCGTATTAAGCCTGGTACTCGTATTGGACAGTATTTGAGTTACGAGGCCGAAACTTTAGGAACGTATGATGGAGATTATGGTGATGGCAAAGGCCACGATAAAAAATATGCATAAGGCAGAGCGTATGGCAAAGTCAACTACGGCTCGAGCGAAGCGTAAGGCAACAAAGACTACAGTCCGAGAACGAACGCTCAATTTGTTTGCAAAGCTGCGCCGGCTTCGAAAAAACAAATGATAACTGTCGAGTTTGAAGATGATGAGACTCTGATTACTAT